ATTTTACTGTACCATCAAACATAAAGAAACCATTATTAGACATCCAAAACGCAACCCCATCTATTTCAACAGCTGCGTTCTTACCAATCAATCCACAGTTAGTACCAACTTGTTCAAAACCAAAAGTAAAAGGTGCACCAATAAATTTCATGGTGTACAATGCGTTATCTGTCCAAACCAAAATTGTTTCTTTACCTTTTAAAGAACCTATAATTTTTGTACCATCTTGCAATCTTTGAGTACCAGCTGAATTGATTGCTGTTGGTGTATAATCATTTATATCTTCTTGGTCTGAGAATCTAATAAACATATCATCTTGAGTTGATGTATCTCCAATAGTTGTTTCAGTACCTAGATGAATTAAGTGACGTGTTGTAGGTGAAACTAATGTAACTCTTGTTGCTGTCGGATTAGCTGATGTAGAAAAACCAGATGTAGTTGTTGATGCTCTAGTTGTTAATCTTGCAGCAATACCTGCATCCCAAGTAAACGTTTTTCCATTTGCAATTGTTGCAACTAATACCTGACCAAAATTACTTAATGACCATAACCCTGGTTCAAGTGATACGTCAGATGCTGAAGCGGCTTCTCCCCATGCTCCACTGCCCCAAGTATCAATACCCCAACCATAACCATAAGATTGTTCTGCAGGACCAACTTGTTCATAAGGTTTAACTTCTAAACTACCACCTGTTGAAACTGTTGCTGTTGCATTAGAACTTTGTGTAATTGTAAATACACTTGAACTTGTAATGCTTGTTACTTGAAATAATTTATCTTCAAAATCTGAATTAGCATAACCAGTACCCGATGGTAAAGTTACATTATCTAATAATACAATATCACCTGCACTTAAATTATGACTTGCTTTTGTAATAGAACAAACTGCCGAACCTGATGTTGTTGCAAGAGTGCAAGAACTTAATGTAGTTTTTAGAGGTGTAATGTCATAGAGTTGACCTTCAAAATATATAAGTAAAAATTTATCCGTACCAATTGCAATGTATCTATTTCCATCTAAGTCCACAAAAGCAAACTGACGTCTTGCAACTCCAACAATAGTGTCTGTAACTAATGATGACCAACCACCTACTTTCTCAGGTAAACCATATCTAAATCTTGTATTATCACAATCAACCCACCTGTTTTCTGCACCAGATGTTGTGTCTTGTTTGTCTATTCCTGGTAAGACTTTAAAATCAATTAGAGCCATGGTCCATGCTCCTATATGTTATCTTTGTAGACCCAGCCTCTAGTTGCATTAACATACACTAAAGTAAATGCAGCGCCATTTGTTGAAAAAACTAAATTAGCAGCACTGCCTAAAATATTAGAACTATTTCTACCTACTGTTAAATTATTAGATGCAAGGTTATTACCACTATCTATAAATGTAACTTCATTACCTATTGCAGGAGACGCTGGTAAATTAATTGTAATTGCAGTACCTATACCACTTCCAGAAGTATCTACTAATATTTGGTCACCATTAACTGTAGTGTATGTAGTAGTGGGTGTGTAATATCCTTTTGTCTGCATTTTTCCTGTAATGTTTGTACCATCTGAATACATTACTGTTGTTGATCCAACAGGTAAAGCAAGACCTGTTCCTGATACAGTTTTAACTGTAAGTGTGTAGTTTGAAGAGGATCTAGTTGTTGCGTCTTCTACAATAAAAACTCTTTCAGCAGAGTCTGGCATAGTTACTGTTCTGTTTGCAGTAAGTGTGCCTGTTAATTTGTAGTATAAATTTTTACCATTTGCTGTAGCATGGTTTGCTAAAGATAAAGCTACATCAGCAGATCCTACTGCTAATGATAAATAACCAGATGACGCTTGTTCTAAAATCTGTAAATTTGTATTTGTAATTGTCCCCCATGTACCAGATTTTTCACCTGTTGTTATAAGTTCTAGTTTTAAGTCACTTGACGTACTTGATGCCATTTATTCTCCTATGGGTTATTCGGGTCAATAGGTATCCAGGTACCAGTTGCTCCCGGAACTATCGGGTTCCATGATATCACATTTATAGTACCAGTTGCAAGGTTAATTTGTTGCCCTGTTACATCTACTCTAACTGTTACATCAGCTATTGCATTACCAATAGCAATATTTAATCTATTACCATTAATTAATACAGTAGCTCCTCCTAGTCCAGGACTTGAAAAAGATGCTGCTGAAAATGAAGTTCCGCCAAATAACATATTAACTACCTAAAGATGTTTGTACTTCTTCCCACGTCATAGTGGCTCCTGGTACAACACCGTCCCATTTCTTAATTAATACAGAACCGTCTGCAACATTTACTCTACTACCATCTGGAATAACGGTAGCTTTTGCTACAATAGTTACAGTTCCTGTTGATAAATTTTGTCTATTAGTTGTTACTATTGCAGTAGCGTTTGCTTTTGTAGTAACATCTCCTACAGATATTTCAACTACACTTCCTGTAACAGATACATTTGCTTTTGCAACAACAGATACATCACCTGTATCTACATCAACTCTTGATCCTGTAGGTAATATATTCGCTGCTGCGGTTGTTGAAACAGTTCCTGTAGATAATTCAACACCTGATCCAGTAACATTATATTTAAATGCAAATGTAACAGAACCTGTGCTTAAATTAATTCTATCTCCCGTAACAGCAGTAACTGCTTTTCCAATTGCTGTAACATCACCGGTATCTAAATTAATCCTGTTTCCTGATACACCAACTACGTCTGCAACATTAACTGTTCCTGTAGTTAAATTAACTCTTTGTCCTGTAACATCAAAATTAGCTGCAGCTGAAACTGTAACAGACCCTGTTGCTAATTCTGTTGCAATTCCTGATACACCTATAACATCTGCTACTTGAACGTTACCAATTGATAAATTTAATCTGTTTCCAGTAGGTAGAACTAAAGCTTTTCCTACAATACCAACGGTACCTGTTGATTCATTAAGTCTAATTCCTGATACAATTGCTAATGCATTAGGATTAAAACCTGGATCTGAAAAGGCTGATTGGGAAAAGGTAGTTGCACCGAAGAACATGGTAGCTTACCTACCTATAATGTTTCTTGTGCAGCTTTGAAGGTTTCATAGTTAGCTTTTACTTCATCTGTCCAGACTGCGTTACATACTGCTTGAACCTCTGAGTGTTCATTAGATATATCTGCGTCTGGCATCAAAGCATGTCTATGATACTTTCTTGATAATTCTTCGCCATCTTCCATAACTACAGTATCTGTTCTTACTTGAACAAATTTGTGTTTTCCGACCACTTCGATTTTACCAATCTGTGTCTCTTTAGTTATTGCCATGTGTTGTCTCCTGTGTTGTTAAGTTGATAAATAAGCTGCTGTTATTCCGAAATAACTATTATTAGCAAAATCGGTATTAGTTAATGCTTGATTAGTTCCATTACCATTTGATGCTGTATGTCCAAATAAATTTAAAAGTTGTGAAGAACGATTTACAGTTACTCCTGCTTGAACTAAAGAAGAAGCCATATTATGCCAAACCAAAGGAGCAGTACCAACTCCACTCCAACTGTTTGTAAGTGTTGCTATTGTAAATGGTATTCCAGATATAGTTGCATCACCAGTTGATGAACCTTTATTTGAAAATTCAATAAATATTTGTAAAGTTACAAGATTTCCAATTTTAGTATATGCACCAACTTGTGTAGCAGATATTCCTGTAGTTCCACCACCAAACTTAATAATTGGTGTCCAAGTTCCTTCTTCGTAATCGTCTAAAAGATTAGCTGCTGTTGCAGAAGTTACTCCTAAATAAATTCCTCTGCTTGATTGTGGAAATAATATACTTCCTTGATTTCTTACAATAGTTACGTTTGAGTCTCCTAAAGTAACTTCATTAGTAGCTGTTGCAGATGATGGTTGTGCACTACGACCTATTGTAGTTAAGTTTGAACCTGTGGTAATACTTGAACCAGAATTTTGACCTATTGAAGTATTTTGACCACCTGTAGTAACACCACATAAAGCTGTATGACCTAAACTAACATTTTGAATACCTGTTGTATTAGCGCATAAAGAGTAATAACCAACTGATGTATTACAATCTGCTGTGGTATTTGATTCTAAAGCAAAATATCCTAATGCAGTATTTCTACAACCAGTTGTATTATCTCTTAAAGCTCCAAAACCAAATGCTGAATTAGGTTCTGCTGTTGTATTACTACACAAAGCACAAGCACCTACTGCTGTATTACCTGAGACTACTGTACTAGACTTTAATGCAAACGCACCTAATGCAACATTAGTTGCTCCTGTTGTGTTAGAACATAAAGAATTAAATCCTACTGCTACGTTGTTAGATGCTGTTGTGTTGTTTAGTAGAGCATTTCTACCCATAGCAACATTAGATGCACCTGATGTATTTAATCCAAGTGCGTTATATCCAAACGCA